TCCAACGCGTGCTGGATGTACTGGAAGCCCTGACCGGCTACGCCCACACCGGCGCCACCAACAAAGACCTGGCTGATGCCGTGCGCACCACGGCACCCAACATCACCCGCGCCATGGCTTCACTGCTGGCCAAGGGCTGGGCCCGTAAGAGCGAAGAAAACGGCCGCTTTTACCCCACAGCGCAGTTCACCCGCCTGTCCTTTCGCGTAATGGCTGACTTCGATCGGGCCCAAGACCGCCTGAACGACAGCCGCAACGCCATGACTGGCAATTGAGTACCTGAAAACCCGAAGGAGAACGACACATGGGACGACCCGCAACCAAAACCACAGAACCCGCCAACATGCCCGCGCTGCTGCCGCAGGCAGAGCTGGCAGTGGTTCAAATGCAAGATGAACTGGCACAGCAAAGTGCCCAGGCCGTGGCCCTGGCCCAGGAGCTGGGCTATCAAGGACCGCTGACGCAAGGGGTACTGGAAGATGAAATCCGTTTCTACCAGCGACGTACTGTGGAAGCCATCTTGGAAACAGGTAAGCGCCTGCTGATTCTGAAAGAAGTAACTCCCCATGGTGAGTTCACTCAGCGGGTGGAAATGCTGGGCTTCAGTGGGCCAACTGCACGCCGCTTTATGCAAGCGGCCAGCAAAACTGCCAAATCGCTCAATTTGAGCGTTTTGAGCACTCAGGTCAAAAGCACTAGCGCATTTCTGGAGCTGGTCACACACGACGACGACGTGCTTGAGAACCTGAAAGAGCTGGACAACATCGACCGCATGAGCGCCAGCGAACTGCGCGCCGCCCTTCGCCAGTCCGAACAGGACGTGAAGTTCGCCAATGAAAAGCGCAGCAATGCTGAAGAACGTGCCGACAAGGCCGAGAAGAAGCTAGCCGGCAATCGCCCAGTTGTCGTCCCACTGGATCAGCGCATCACAGATTTCAAAGCGGAGATTGGAGAACGCCAAAATTTGATCGAAAAGGCAGTGGCTGCTCACATGGAGGCGGCGGAGGCACTGGATGCCTGGTGGACCAGCGAAGTCACCAATGCCCCGGATTACGACCCCTCACGACCCGTGGCCATGCCCCGTCCGGTGGCGCTGGTTGCACTGCAACTGGAAGACGACAGCAACCGCCTGGCACGCCTAGTGGGGGCGCTCCAGCACGATTTGCAGAACCGCTTTGGTGCCGACTTGGCCGAGGCCCGCCAGTACCTAATGCAAGAGCCCGAGAGCGCAGATGCGTGAGGCGGACTCTGACATGGCAGCACTTTCCCCCGAAACCTGCGACTACCTGCGCGAGTTGGCCCGCAAGCTGGATGCCGCCCCGCATGGCGGTGGCACAGCCCTGGTCAGCGATGCGGCCGAGTTCCTGGGCATGAGCACACAGACCGTCTACCGCCATCTGAAGACGGTGGCTGGCCGCAACTCCGGCCGCAAGGCCCGCTGCGACAAGGGCAGCACCAGCGTGAGCACGGATGCCTTGGTGGCCCTGGGTGCTGTGCAGCGCGAGGCAGTGCGTGAGAACGGCAAACAGACGCTGTTCACCACCACGGCCCGCGCCATGCTGGAGCAAAACGGCTATGCGTTTGGCGGCCTGAGCAATGCACGCCTGAACAAGCTGATGGCCGACCGCAAGCTGGATGTGGGCGCCCAGCGCGTGGCTGCACCAGTGCAATCGCTGCGCGCACCTTACCCCAACCACACCCACCAGGTGGACCCTTCGCTGTGCCTGGTGTACTACCTGAAGGGGCGCCAGTACATCATCCGCGACGACGAGTTCTACAAGAACAAGCTGGACAAGATCGCCCAGGTCAAGTTCAAGGTGTACCGCTACGTCTGCTACGACCGCGCCTCGGCCAGCATCATTCCCTGGTACTGCGAAGCAGCTGGTGAAGACCAGCACAACCTGTTCCGTTTCTTGATGTTTGCCTGGGGCCAGCATGAAGGCCGACTGATGCACGGCGTGCCGAGCATCCTGCTGTGGGACAAGGGCAGCGCCAACCAGGCCAGCGCCATCCAGTCGCTGCTGGAGGCTCTGGGCGTGACGCACCTCACCCACGAAGCGGGCAATGCCCGCGCCAAAGGTGGAGTGGAAAACGCCAACAACCTGGTGGAGACGCAGTTTGAAAGCCGCTTGCGTTTTCAGCCAGTGGACGATGTGGACCAGCTTAATGCTGCTGCATTTGCTTGGGCCAACGCCTACAACGCGAACCTGATCCCTGGTCAGGACACGCGCCTGAAACGCGCAGGCCTGGCCGCGCCCGTGGCCCGCTACGACCTGTGGCAGCTGATCACGGCCGAGCAACTGCGCGTGCTGCCGCCGGTAGAGGTGTGCCAGGCATTCATGCGCAGCAAGGAGGAAGAGCGCAAGGTGCGGCCGGATCAGTCGATCACCTTCAGCCACCCGACGGTGGGCCGCTCGCTGCCCTACAGCCTCAAGGGCCTGGACGGGATCAGCGTGGGCGACATGGTGACCGTGCGGGCGCTGGTGTATGGCGACAACGCCATCCAGGTGCAGGTACCACGCTATGACGGTGAACCGCTGCTGTACCGCGTCGAGCCCGCAGTGAACTTTGACCGGTTTGGCCAGGATGCGGATGCAGCCGAGGTCGGTGCGGAATACAAGAGCACCGCCGCAACCATGGCCGAGCGCGCAGCCCATGACATGGATGCCGCTGCCTACCCAGGCATGAATGCGGACGAAGTGAAGAAGGCGCGGGGCAAGCGGGTGACGCCATTCGAGGGGAAGCTCAACGCCCACGGCTACCTGCAAGAGGTGGAAATGCCCACCTACCTGCAGCGTACGGGCAGCGATATCGAAACGCCTGCCCATGCAGGAACTGCAGGCCCCGAAATGTTGGATGCCGTGACGGCGATGCTGCGCATCGTGGAAGCCACCGGACACAGCTTGGAGCCCGAGCAATACGAGTTCTTTATGCGCCGCTACGCAGATGGGGTGCCGGAGGACCAGATTGACACAGTGATTGCGGAATACCGCACGCCCGTCCAACAACCCATGCGCGCCGCTGGCGGACTGCGTGCTGTCTAAGGAGGCGCTGCCTGATGCTGAACCTTCGAATTGACCTCGTGGATGCTGGGTGCAACCACTCGGAGCTGGGCCGCAAGGCGTCCGTAAGCCCCGCAGTGATCTCTCAGCTCGTAAACCACGGCCAGTGGCCACGCACAACCGCCATGGCGGAGCGACTGCGCAACACCATTGAAACCTTATTGAGGGAGCGCGGTTTCTCGCAAGAGCGCATCGCTGTGACCTTTAACGAAGCACCCGCAGCAGGGCGCGCCAACGCCCTGCTGCAGATGTTTACCTCCGGACCCCAACCAGTTTCCACACAAGAAGAGGACCCCTTTATGTTACTGCGCCACCATTCCCTCTCGCAAAAAGCACGTGAGCACTTCCGCGTGCCCCGCGACCCGTTCATCAACGAGATGAACGAAGAAAAGGATGTGTTTGTCACCGATGACATCCGCTACGTGCGATCGGCCATGCGCCAGACGGCAAAGCACGGCGGCATGCTGGCCGTGGTGGCCGAATCGGGGTGCGGCAAGAGCACGCTGCGCCAGGACTTGATCGACTGGATCAACCAGGGCGAGCCCATCACGGTGATTGAGCCCTACGTGATCGGCATGGAGGACAGCAACCGCAAAGGCCAAGCGCTGAAGGCCGCGGACATCACAGGGGCCGTTATCCGAGCGGTGGCGCCCGGCCAACCTCTGCGCCAACAGCTGCAGGACCGTGCAGCCCAGATGCACCAGATCCTGAAGGACAGCGCGCAGGTAGGCCGCAAGCATGTGCTGATCATTGAGGAAGCACATGCCCTGGCAGTGCCGACCCTCAAGCACCTGAAGCGTTTCTACGAGCTGCAGGACGGCTTCAAGAAGCTGCTGGCCATCATTCTGATCGGCCAGACCGAGCTGGGCACCAAGCTGAGCGAGCACAACCCCGAAGTGCGCGAGGTCGTCCAGCGCTGCGAGATGGTACGCCTGCACCCGCTGGACAACCATGTGGAAGGCTATCTGCGCCACAAGCTGGCGCGAATGGGCATGGAGTACGAAGCGGTGTTCGGTGCCGATGTGCCCGATGCGATCCGTGCCGAGCTGCGCCGCACGGTGAACGAGGGTCAGCGCGGCCAGCGTGTGGCACGCGAGCAGTCACTGTGCTACCCGCTGGCGATCAACAACCTGGTCACCCGCGCCATGAACGAGGCAGTGAAGATCGGAGCCCCCAAGGTCAATGCAGCCCTGATCAAGGCCGCTGTGCGGGGAGAGTGAGATGCGACACATCGTTGTTTTGATCACCTTGGCGAATCGCAGCCGCGTCGTAATGAGCGGCCTGTTTCCAACGGAGTGGGCCGCCATTGATATGGCCCATGAGATTTACGAAGAAGAAGGAGTGCTGTCAGCAGTTCCCCGTGCACAGGGGGTGTGCTGATGGCCCGAAAACGCAAACACCCCTTAGTGCACCTGGTGGTGTGGCTGGGTATCTCCCTGGCCATGTCTTTGCTGCTGTTGATCATCGTCGCCGCTCGCCTACCCACAGCAGATGTACTGGATCGCACTTTCCAGTACGGCATGGCAGAGGGCAGCGTGATGTGCCTGGACCTGGAGCGCCAATTCGATTCAGCGACCGAACCTAAGCCTGTGGCGCCTGCTCCCCAACCCTCCAAGAAAGGGAACATGACATGAGTGCATCACCAGCACAGCCACAAGTGACGCGGGAGCAGTTCGAGGCGCAAGTCACTGCCTTGGCCACCGAGTTTTTGGATCTGCTCAAGGGACGCCCACTGACAACTGGTGTGGTTATGCAAGCAGCGATGGAAGTGCACCGCTTCACCGCCGCGCAGTTGCCACGCGAATGCCAAGGCGATATCGCCATGGCCATGGCGGCCTATACCGGGGAGCTTCTGCGGGGCCTGCCAGCGCTGCAAACCTCTCACATCACCCACTAATCACCGGAAGAGAGAAATATATGTCGCGTAAATCTTCTATGAGCGCTGAAAGCAAAGCCGTGCTAGACCAGCTGCGCACGTGTGGCGCCACCACCGCCGAGCGCCTTTTAGCGGTGGTGCCCGGCGAAGCCTTGCATACCTTGGGCAAGCGATTGCGCAATCTTGAAGCCGGTGGCTGGGTGAAAAAGGAGCGAAACCCTGCGGGCATCGTGATGTGGAGCATCTGCCCCTCAGCCCGCGGCCTGTTTGCAGAGCAACGTCCCCGCAGCCGCAGAACCGCATCCCCTACAGATGCTTTCGTAGGCACTCCCGCTTTGCCTCGTCAGATCAACGTGATGCATGGGCCGGTGTACGTGCCGCCGCCGAACGTGGGCACGCGCCAAGGCGCATTCGATTTCATGCAGCTGCGCAGCGTTGGTATGCCTTGCTAACCAGCGCAGCCCGATTACCTCTTTCAGCACCGATCAGAAAATGACCCAACAAAATATTCCAGAAACTATTCCAGCCGTCCCTGACGGCTATATGAAGAACGCACTAGGGCATCTGGTGCCTCGGGAAAATGTCCGTGAGCAGGATCTGCTGCGTGACCAGGTGGTGCGTGCGCTGGTCGCAGAAGCGCTGGAGGCGAACCAGAAACTGGCCGGCTTCAAGAAGAAATCCCTGGGGGACATAGACGACCTGGTCAAGATTTCCGGTGAGCGCTACGGCATCACACTGGGCGGCGAGAAGGGCAACATCTCCATCAGCACCTATGACGGCAAATACAAGGTGGTGCGCTCGGTCGCTGACCTGATCCAGTTCACGGAGGAGCTGGAGGCAGCCAAGGCGCTGGTCTTCTCCTGCATCAGCCGCTGGTCTGTTGATGTGAATCCCTTTATTAAAACGCTGGTGATGCGTGCCTTTGCGCCAGGCCGTAATGGTCAGCTCAAGACTGCCGCCGTGCTGGACTTGCTGCGCGTCGAATTTGAGGACGCGGAGTGGAAGGAAGCAATGCGTGCACTGAAGGACAGCATTGCCGCCAACGGCACGGCGGTCTATGTGCGTGTGTACGAGCGTATTGGTAGCTCTGACCAGTACAAAGCGATTCCGCTGGACCTGGCTGCGGTGTGACGGAGGCTATATGAACGTCCTCAAAACACCCATGAAGTGCTGCCGCTGCCGCAATCTGCACACAGAGGCAGATCGCGTCCATGTGCCCAGCAAGCGATTCGCAAATGCGACCGAGTCCACTTGCCCGCGATGTGGCAGCAAAAGCTTCTACGACATGACGCCTCAAGTGGCTTGGTGCTGGGCATCGGGCCTGATTGAAATTGGTGAACGCCTGCCCGACGGCGGCCCTATCGAGATCGCTCGCGGACCTGAATACGCGCTCAAAGGGCAAATCAGCGTGTATGCACGTCACGGCCAGGGCGAAAGCACCGGAAAACTGCTGGTGCCAGGCATTCCAGAAAGTGAGGATCAGAACATCGCATTGCATGCGCTGGAACAGTGGCTGGACTGGATCAACAAGCACCGGCCTCGCGATGGCGTGGTCTTCTCGAAAGGCAGCAAGTGAGCAATATCAAAACCTACACCGTCAAGGCCTCCTGGTTCAACGATGCGGAAGTCACGCTCCAGGTCGATCACGACCGCCTGACGCCCGAGTTGGCAACAGAGATCAACAGCTTCTGGTCAAACGCGGACAGCCGTTTAGCCGCAGAAGACGAGAACGTGGTGCGCACCGTTATCCGCATGTTTGGCGCACGGGCCATCGCCCTGGCGATGGAAGAAGGAGGCTGGGACTTTGGAAACCGGCCATACGCTGCCGGTCTACGCACGGCACAGGACGTGATTGATAGCTATGGCGAAGGCTGGCCCAATGCAGAAGAGCTGGGCATCTCCGTCATCAGCGCAACCGCCGATAGCGTTGGCTTTGACGACGTTGAGCTGGAATGTTGACTTGCATTTGGCCTAGAGGCCACTAAACAGATCACTTCCCAGTGTTTTGTCCGGAACCTCCACTGGGGGTTCCAGTCAACATATTGTGAGCACAACTACCATGCCCTCAAAAACCGATCCGCGCCGCGCCACTTTGATCAAGCTGATCCACGTGGCCAGGCGTGATCTGGGCATGGACGAGCCAACCTACCGCACAGTTCTGCTGTCGGCTGGGAAGAGTGAATCGCTCTCCGGCATGAGCGTTTCCAATATGCAGGCCGTGTTGGAACGATTGAAGAAGGACGGCTTCAAGGTCCGCCCCAAACCCGGCAGCCGTCCCCTGGCCACTACTCCGGAAGCCAGCAAAGTGCGCGCCCTTTGGCTATTCCTGCATGAGCTGGGCGAAGTGCGCGACCCGTCCGAAAAGGCGCTGGCGGCCTACGCCAGCCGCATTGCCAAGGTCGATGACCTGCGCTGGAGCCACGGGTCGCGCAAGGTCAACGCCGAATTTAAGGACCGATCGGAGCTGCTGATCGAAACCCTGAAGAAGTGGGCGATGCGCATCCTGCCTGGGAAGGTCATGGAACTGCTGGCCCAGGCTCAGACCATTGCGCTAGCGCCCGCTGAAGTGGAGCAGATTAACGCTGACCTGGCCCACGCATTTGGCACCAATACCTTTGACCCCATGCATGCGGCCTGGGAAACCCTCAACTCCACCATCAAGAAGGAGCGCTGAAGAATGTTCCATAAAACCGGCACCACGACCTCCAAGAGCAAAGGCCCCGAGCTGTTGGTGGACCTCGCAGACCAATGCGCCCGCGCACTGGTCGACACCATGGGCCTGGAAAAGGAAAAAGCCGACCAGGCTGGCCGTGAGATCGCCGAGCGCATGGCTGGACACTGGGGCGGCCAGAATATCTACTTTCCCATGGGCCTGACCATGCGCCTGTCTCAGCGTGACCAGGAAATTTACCAAGCCTACACAGGCGACAACCACAGCGACCTAGCGCGCCAGTTCGGCGTGTCCGTGCAGTGGGTGTATCGCATCCTCAAGATCAAGAAGGCTGAGGACATAGCGGCCCGGCAGCACAGCCTATTCTCCCAATAAAAAACGGGCCCATCGCGGCCCGTTCTGCTTTGCACATGCTGCAAGGCAATTGCAGGTAGCCCGTCCAAGTTCTTCCCAGACCTTCCCAGTTCATCCCAGTTATCTCAGCCCTGGGTGTGTCTTTATCTCAACTCCCTTCACGAATCGCAGAGAGCTTGTGTGGAGATGTGGGCCTGGACATTGGTGCGAAGTAGGCAATGCCGCTGTGCGGTCTGTGCCCTCCGCCTCATCAGGCTGTGGGCTGTATAGAGAAACAGTAAACTTTGGACTTGATAGCTCCAGAAAAAGAAGCCAAGCATGTCCGTAGAACCCGAACAGGAAGACGTCTCCATCTTCGAAGACCGCCTTTGGCACCACAAGGGCTGGGAAGCCCGTGTCATCAAGAATGAAGACGACGATGGCTGGGCT